GAGCTGATCGGGCGGGACGTTGCGGCCGGTGATGGGCAGGACGCGAAGTACATCGTCCTCGCTCGCACGTACCGCATGCTGCAGGACACACTTGTGCCGCTGTTCCGCGGCCACTACAAGGGGACGGTCCTCGAGGGCCACTACCGGGCATCGCAGGAGATCTACGAGCTTCCCACGGGAGGTCTGATCTACTTCCGGTCTGCCGACAAGCCATTCCGCATCGAGGGGATCCATGCGCGAGGCGCGATCCTCGATGAGCCGAGCGAGATGCCCGCCCTGATCTGGATCATCATCCAGGCGCGGACCGGTCTGTACGAGGCTCCGATCCTTTTCACCGGCTACCCAACGAACATGGGCTGGTATCACAGCTCGATCTACCAACCGTGGGTCAACGGCGACTCGATGTACCGCTGCATCATCGCGCCATCGACAGCGAACCCGCAGTACACCGACGAGGAGATGCAGCGAGCGCGCGGAACGATGCCCGACTGGATGTGGCGCATGCGGTACCTCGGCGAGTTCGCGCGACCGATGGGCCTCGTGTATCCCGACTTCGGCGATCCGATGTTCGTCGAACCGTTCGACATCCCCGACGACTGGCCGAGCTACGTCACGGTCGATCCTGGCGTGTTCTACGGCGCTCTGTTCACGGCGTGGCACGATGGCGTGTTCTACTCGTACGGCGACTACTACGTGCAGCACACTCGATCTGCGAGCGATCATGCGAAGGACCTCCTATCAATCCTGCGCGGCACGTGTCAAGGCTGGTTGTACGACCCGGCGCGACTGACCGACGTGGTGAACCTCGAAGCGCACGGGTGCGGCCCGTTCTATAAGGCGTCGAATCCCGTGATGCCTGGCATCGAAACGACGACCGGCATCATCAAGTCGGGGCGATGGAAGATCCTGCGCGGCACGTGTCCGCACCTCGTCGATCAGATGGGGCGCTATTCCTTCAAGACCGATCCGGTGAGCGGGGCGATCGATTCTCCGTTGCCGATCAAGAAGGACGATCACTTGCCCGACTGCGCTCGATACCTGTTCCACACGCTCGAAGGACTGCCCCTCGAATCGCGCGAGCGAATGGTGACGGGACCGCCGCCCGAGATCAGCGAGTACTAGGAGGGCCACATGATCAGCATGATCAACGTGATAGAATCGCAGACACTGTACGCTTGGATGCTTGAGGTGCAGCCGATCAGCCACGTGTACCCGGTGGGCGTCACCAAGAACCAGATAGCGGACGAAGTGTGGCTGCTCGATGATGGCGCGATCGCTGCGATGTCCAACGGAGCAACCGTGCTTGGCTACCGGCTATCCCAAGTGCTAGAATGGCTCATCCGAGAATCTGTGGAGAGGCATGATGCCTGACACGCGCACACACATCTTCCCGATCGAAGGCGGCCAAGCCCTGTTCTGTCTCACGGGACCGGTCACCGCGCCTGAACGTCCCGGCACCATTGGCGTCGGCTACGTGTGGCGCATCATCACGCGCCAAGAGATCGCGAGATGGCCTGTCGTGTGGTGCGAAGGAGGCGCAGTCGATGAGCGGTACATGGAGCAATCGAAGATCGCGATGGGCGAAGCGAGGCCCGAGCAAGAGGCAGCGTAGGCGCAGAGCGGCAGAAGCATTAGGCAAAGCGCCGAAGACGCGGCACGTCCTCGGCCAACGTCGTGAGATCGAGAAGGTGGGCAGGAATGACCCGTGCCCGTGCGGATCAGGCGTGAAGTTCAAGCGGTGTTGTGGACCGTGAAGGAGATGCGATGGCGAGGATCACCGTAGCGGAGCTGGAGCAACAGGTCGCACAGTTGCGTGAGAGCAGCCGGATCGATCGCGCCAACTTCGAGGAGAAGATCGCGGAGCTTGAGCTTGCGAATGAGAACCGCGGATGGCTGTCGCTGTCGGGCGCGAGCGAAAAGGAGTTCTCACGATCTGGCCTCCGAACCATCTGTAAAGAGTCCTTCCTGTTCTTCCTCAAGAACCCGCTGATGCGGAGAGCCGTCGTGACGCAGGCCGACTACGTGTTCGCCCAAGGTCTGACGATCAAGGCAGACAACCCGATAGTGGACAGCGTTGTGCAGGACTTCCTATCCGATCCCCTCAATGAGGCCGCGTTCACGTCGCTGCCGAAGATGATGGCCGCTGAGATCGACCTACAGATCACGGCTAACCTGTTCTTCGCGTTCTTCAAGAACGACGCTGGACAGGTGCGCGTGCGCCTCGTTGACTTCGACCAATGGGAGCATGTCTTCTGCAACCCCGACGACGCCGACGAGCCGTGGCTATATCTGAGGCGATGGCGCGAGGAGGGCAAGAGAACGATCACTGAGAGATGGTATCCCGACTGGCGATACCGGCCCAAGGAGCGATACCCGGCGCACACTTGGAACCGCAAGACGGTCCCGATCGAATGGGACGTGCCGGTGCATCACGTCAAGGTCAACGCGGTGCGCGGCCAGATGTTCGGCACGTCTGAGTTGTACGCGGCGCAGGACTGGGCGCGTGCGTACAACAAGTTCCTCACCAACTGGTCGAGCCTGATCGCTAGCTATGCGCGGTTCGCGTGGGACATCGTTCGCAAGGGCAACGCGGCGGCGCGACAGGCGGCGAAAGCGCGGCTCGACTCCGACATCTCGAACGACAACCTGAACGCTCCCCCGGCAGTCGGCAGCGCGTTCATCCACGGCGAAGGCACAAGCGTGCAACCGATCAAGACAGCCGGTGCGACCACATCGATGGAGGACGGCCGGCGCCTCATGCTGATGGTGTGCGCTGCGCTCGGTTGGCCGGAAACCTTCTTCGGCGACGTGAGCGTTGGCACGCTCGCAACCGCGAAGTCGCTCGATCGACCGACCGAGTTGAAGTGCATGAGGCGGCAGCGCATGTGGGAGATCGTGATCGAGGAGATCTGCGCGTTCGCGATCCAATGTGTGGCCGAGGCCGGATCCGTGGCAGGGCTGAGCGGTGAGTGGGCGCCCGACGAATGGGGCGGCGAGGTCTTCGAGTACGGCCCCGACACCGAGACAGACGGGGCAGAGCGCGACGCACCGATCGACACGCATGTGGCTGTGGACTTCCCCGAGTTGGTCGAGGAGGACGTGGCAGCGCGCATGGATGCGATCGTGAAGGCGTACACGATGATGGGGCTGCCTCCCGCAGGGACGATCGACGTGAAGTACGCGACGGAACAATCGTTGATCGCGCTTGGCGAGACATCGGTTGAGGAGCAGATGGATCGGCTGTTCCCTGAGGGCGAGGAAGGACAACGAGCGGTGGCCGCCGCTATAGCTGATCTGCAAGCGGCGGTCGAAGCGTTGGCCGAGGAACACAATGCGAGCAAGGATGCCGTGGTCATGGTGCTGGCCGAGGCGTTCACCGAGGCGATGCGGTCGTGGCAGGAGGTGGAACGCACTGCGAACAGCGATTGAAGTCTCCCGATGTTGCCTTGCTCTGATCGAGGCGGTGTCCGCGAAGGAGCGCACCGACGCCGAGGCTCGTATGGCTGACAACCTACGAGCCTGGTTCCGTTGGCAGGGCAAGGAGATCGTGAAGCGGCTCGAACGCTTCAAGCAGTACTTCGCCGAGGCGTCGATCGGATCGACACTCGACCGTGAGATCCAAGCCGCGCTCGATGTGACCGCTGCCGAGGGCATTGACTTCATATCTGACGGCATGCTCGACGGCTACGTGTGGGGCTATGCCGACCTCAACGCCAACGTCGGCCTCGAGGATGCGTTCTCTCTGCAACATCCCGACGCCGTGCAGTGGGCGCGAGACAACGCGGCAGTCGATGTCTCGAAGGTCAACGACACGACGAAGAAGCACATCCGCAACCTGATCGAACACGGCCTCGACGAGGGCGAGTCGTACAGCTCAGTCGCTCGCTCGATCAAGTCGCAGTTCGAGGAGTTCGCAGTCGGCGCACCGCAGCAGCACATCTCATCGCGTGCTGAGATGGTCGCCGTCACAGAGATGGGGAACGCCTACGAAGCCGGGGCGCGGCGACTCGTGGACGAGATCGAAGCGGCCGGCATCACGATGGAGAAGCGACGCGGAGGCCCCAACGATGGGGTCACGTCTGACGAGTGCAGGGCAGATCTTCAAGCAGGATGGATTCCTGCAGACGAGGCGTTCCCTAGCGGCATCATGGACGGCCTGCACCATCCCGGGTGCCGACATCACACGCAGTACCGGGTATCGAGAAACGAGGAGGAGTGACATGAGTGGCGACGGAACGAAGCTGCGATCGAAGCTGATCGCCGCGTTGAAGGAGAGCGATGATCTGGACGAGCGACGTGCGAAGGTTCGCAGCGCGGTCGAGGCCGTGGTCGCCGCGTTAGGCCATGCTCCTGAGGACGGCTGGATGGAGGGCTACTACGACGACTTCGCCGTGTATCGCGTCGACTCGGGCGAGGACAGCCCTCTCTACTTCAAGGTCCCGTACACCGTAGCCGAGGACGGCGAGATCGAAGCGGGAGAAGCTGTGGCCGTTGAGGTGGAAACGTCCTATACTCCTCTATCAGGCACAACCGAATCGGAGCCGACGACGGAGGCCGACAGCGGCGGCGTCGTTGAGTTCGTCGAAACGGGCGGCAAGCTGATCGCGTTGGAGGTGTCGGAGCATGGGTAGATTCATCGATGAGAACGGAATTGCCGAAGTGCTGATGATCTCCCCCGGACAAGGCAGCTCCGCGTACTACGAGGCAGAACAGCTCGAACGCGACGTAGGAGCCTTCGACGGCGGGTTGGTGTTCATCGATCACCCTGGTAAGCGCGAGGCACGGGATAGGCCGGAACGCTCGTTGAGGGATCTCGTGGGGCCGATCGTTGAGACTCCTCGCTTCCTGCATCGTGGGCCGGCAGGACCGGGTTCGTACGCGAAGGTGCGCGTGGCATCACACTGGCGCCCCTTCCTCGAAGAACTCGGCTCTGACATCGGCGCATCGATCCGAGCAGGAGGCATCGCGACGTATAAGGACGTGGCCGGGAGGAAGAACGTCAAGGTGTGCGAGCGGTTCAACCCGGGCGCGTCTTTCGACTTCGTGACTACGGCGGGACGCGGCGGGAAGATGATCGAGATGCGCGAGGCTGCACTGCGCGAAGCCGACGCAGCGGTAGCGGCGTTCAACGCGGAAGCAGCGTTCGTGGAAAGTGATGGTCGGTCGGATGAGGCGCGGTTCGTCGCATGGATGAACGGCAAGGAAGGAACGAAGGAGGAGAGCATGGAGCTCCATGAAGTGCAACAGCAGCTCGCGGAAGCCGAGGGCAAGCTACAGACCCTGCAGGAGGCGTACGACGAGCTGCAAGCGGACCGCGACCGACTCGCTGAGGCGCTGGCTTTGAGGCAAGCGCGCGACGTGATCGCGGAAGCGGTCAACGATCCGAAGGTTGAACTGCCACAGGCGACGAAGACGCGGTTGATCGAGAGCCTGTCCAAGGGCGCGCCGATCACCGATGGCGAACTCGACACGGCAGCTCTCACCGAAGCGATCACCGAAGCGATCAGCTCGGAGACTGAGTACTTGGAAGCAATCGCCCCGAAGAAGAAGGGCGTCCAAGGCCTCGGCCGGGGGGCTGGCGATGGCGGCGACGATGGCAGAAACACGCTATTGGAGTCGCGGAAGGCTCACTACATGCGACGGGGCATGTCCGAAACGGACGCCGCGCGTGCAGCCGAGATCTTCGTGGATGGGAGGTAGAGCATGCCTACGATCGACATCTATGTGAACACTGGGCAATCCGCGGGAACGGAATGCCACTCGACGAGGGAAGGGGATCACCTCACGTTCGAGGAATCGTTGCTGACGCACCCCGATCATGTGGCCGATACCCTCGTGGATAAGGGCGATCCGGTCATCATCGGCGACATCGTTGGAGTCGCGCTGAACGGCGCGGCTGCGACGACTGATCTGATCGCTGTCGATACGAAGGCCCCGTGGTGGTTGAACGTGACCGCGGAGGACAATGCAGGGAACTCGGCAGTCGTGCGCGGTGACTCGATCTACATCAACAAGACCACGTGCATCCTGTCGAAGGACCCGACACCAGGCACTCATCTGTTCTTCGGGAAGGCGCTCGGCGCAGTCTCGGCGGGTTCAACCGCTGTCTGTGCCGTCAAGCCGTGTGCGTGCGTTCCTGATGAGCCGCTGATCGACCTTCTTGAGATCATCGTCTCCAAGGGCGGGAACGACAGCAACCCAGGAACGTGGGATGCTCCGCTGCTCACCATTGGCGCGGCGATCGATCTCGTGTCTGCGACGCGGAAGACGATCTATGTGATGGACGGAGAGTACGACGAGGCCCTGACGTGGCCGACGATCTCTGGCGTGAAGCTGATCGGAATGAACCGCCAGTGGGGCGTCGTCGTCAAGGACTCCGGTGAGGACGATGCCGTGATCACGGTCACTCCTGGGGCGCAGTCTTCCACCTTTGAGATGTGGATTGAAA